AGAGTAGCGGTAAATTCAATATATTCCCAAAAGGGCGGCGCTTAGGGTTCACACGTGGCGGAGCTAACTTCTTTGTTGACTATATGGCATCGAACAACGGTTCTATGCTGCTATGGGGTGACACAGTGAACAGCAACATAAGGAAATACTTTGAACGCTATTTCACCCCGGCGCTCAAGCAGGTACCACAGAGTTTATGGGATTACAACATCAGCGAGAAGGTGCTGAAAATCCGTGACAGTGTCTGTGATTTCCGTTCAGCTGACCAGCCGGAGAACTGGGAAGGATTCGGATACGATATAATATTGCTTAATGAGGCGGGCATAATACTGTCCGATCCCTATCTGTACGACAATGCCGTGCTGCCTATGCTTATGGACAATCCAAACGCAAAGCTCATAGCGGCGGGTGTACCCAAAGGCAAGTATCTCAAGGGTGGTGAGGAACACAAATTCTATACCTTATGGAAGCGGGTACTCGAAGGCAAGCCCGGCTACTTCGGCAGAACCTTCACCAGCTACGACACACCCTTCATCTCAAAAAAAATCATTGACACATTCCGCGATGAAATGCCCGACATGGTATTCCGTCAGGAAATCATGGCGCAGTTCGTTGACATCACGGCAGGCATGGTATTCAAGAAAGCACAGATAGTTGACGAGGTACCCGAAGGCGCACAATACTTCATCGGCTGCGATCTTGCATACAGTAAGGCAACCAGGGCTGACCATTCCGTACTGGCAACAATAGCAAAGTCAGGCAACAACATCTACATAGTCAACATCGAACGCTGGCGCAGCGAGATGGCTGAGACAATAACAAGGATCGGGGCATTCCTTGCAGACTACCCGAACAACAAACTCGGCATTGAAGCCAACGGACCGCAAAAAGGAATTTATCAGGTAATCCAGAAAGAACTGCCCGGCACCAACATCAAAGCCATCCTGCCTGTTGCCGACAAACTCACCCGCTCGCTGCCGCTTGCAATGAAGTGGAACCGTGGCGAAGTGTTTGTACTCAATAGGCACTGGACACGTGACCTGATATATGAGTTCGACACATTCACCGGAGACGGCAAGACGCATGACGATCAGATTGATGCTGTTGTCAATGCGTTTGCCGAATCGCATTCATCAGGAGTCGGCATCAGGAAGTTCCAAAGGATGTAGCAAAACACAACAAGTTTTCAACAAATCAAAAACAATATAACAACATTGTTGTAATTTAACAATTTCCAATTTATCTTTGCATTGGGGGGATTATTATTTTCAGGCAAAGATATATTGAAAATACCGTTATTAACAAACTACATAGCTCAAAAGGCAGAGCAGCAGACGAGGGCGATCCTATCAGGGTACTTCCCCTCTTTCATGCGTCAGCTTAGCTGGGGACTTGCAAAGAGCACACTCAGCAGCGCTGACATATTCGCTAACTGGTCAGGCATCTGCATCGACATCGTAGCCAAGCAGGTTGCAAAGATACCCAACAGCGTGTACGTCAAAGGCGAAATCAACGAAGACCCCGCATTCTGGCTTAACGGATTCCTCACGAACCCCACCCACAGAGACTACAATCTCACATGGATTGAAATAAAAGAACTATTATTCAAATGGCTGCTGTCCTACGGTAACGCATACCTGTATGTCCCCTCATACGACACCCGCAACAAATACCCGATACAATGCTGGGTATTGCCGGCAACAGCAGTCAACATAATACCCTCAACGACAAATGCCAGAATGATAGACCACTATGTCTATTATTCAGACAGCGGCATGAAAGTATTGAACACCGAAGAAATACTGCACCTGAAGACCATTTCGCCCTCAGCAACATACTCAGAGAACTTCCTCACCGGCACACCCTACCAGCTCAACGCAGCCAAGCAGGCAGTATTAAGCGAAAAAGAACGCAAGCTCTTCGAACAGAAATATTACGAACGTGAGGGAGTCCGCCCGATCTTCATCAAGGATAAAAACGAAATGACCGAAGACCAGTGGCAGAACTTTCAGGCACGACTCAACGAGACCATGCCTGCGAACTATCAGGTGGTTGGTGTATTAGAGAACGACAGGTCATTCGAAGCGCTTGATGTCGGTATGAGTGGAAGCGCATCAGGCAGCAACCTCACGACAGACAACAAAGAGAATCAAAAAATTATAGCACGGTCCTTCGGCATACCCTTCGGCATACTCGACACCGAGAGCCAGCAGAACAGGGCAACAGCCGAAACGAACGAAGCGAACTTCAGGACGGGCACAGTAGAATACTGGGTTACATGGTTCGAATCAGCATTCAATAAATTCATTCAGCGCTACGATCCCGCCTGCTCAGTCAAGCACGAATCGTTCATCTGGGACAACCCTGATGACATAATCAAAAGGCAAACCTTTGAATTAAGTTATGGCATAAAAACAATTAACGATATACGCATCGAATCAGGATATGAGGAAGTGGACGGCGGAGACGTGCCGCTTATCCCGGGCTCATTCCAGTCACTAAACGCAATAACGGCATCTGTCGGGCTGCCCTCGGAAACTCCTACGAAAGACAACAATAGTAAAACACAAAACAGCACTGTACCTTATGTTACTTCTTCATTGTATCACCACGAGAAGCAGCCCGATGAGATGTCCAAAATGATTCTGTGGAAAGTGCTGGACAAACAACGCAGCAGACACGAAAAGATAATTGAAGCCAAGGCAAAGGAATTTTACTCAGCGCTCAGAGATGAGTACCTGAATGCAGTCAAAGTCACTAAGTCACGCACGAAAAGAATCGGTGATATTAATATTGATATTGACAAATGGACGGAATACCTGAGCGAGAAACTCAAACCGGCAGCAAAGGACTCACTCAGACAGTCAATGCAGCGAGCAATTGACGACTACGATCCGGCAGCCCAGCTCTCAGACTTCGAAAAGGAATATGCATCAGCGCTAAAGACAGCACTCGAAGACCCGCAAATGTCACTCCAGACAATAGTTGACGAAATGAAAGACAAGCTGAACAAAGTCAGGCAGGACAACCCGAACGCAACGGAAGCGGAACTCAACGAATTGCTGAAAGACGAAATCAAAGGCAGCTTTGACGGCAGGGGTGCCAACGTTGGATACATCAAGGCAAAGGCAAAAATGACGGGAGTAATGGTCTCCGGCTTCACAAGCAATGTCGGAATGGATGTGGTCATTAAGCGGGTAGGACTCGAAAAGGTATGGCTCTCCAGACGTGACGGCAGGGTAAGACCGGCACACCGAAGCATGGACGGACAAAAAGCAGCTGACGATGTGTTCACCGCATCAGACGGAAGCAAAGGCGCATTCCCCTGCGCAATGTCATTCTCAACAGCTATGCGTGCACGATGCAGATGCTACATGTTCGCACAAAAAAGCACAGGACCAAAGAAACCCGTACAGAATGTAAAACCGGTTCAGGAATTTAAGCCGGCGAAAAGTATAAGAGAAGCGCAAAAGTTTGCTGATGAGAACTTAACTGTAAAAATTGAATATTTACCCAGAGTAAATATTGATTTAGCAAATAAAGTCAATAAATTCTTATATGAAAATCAATCAAAATTTAAAGAAGAATTAAATTTTAAAATTGATTTTATGAACCGGTCAAGTGATCGCTCTTATGCCTCGTATGACAAAAAAGCCAATCGAATGAGTTTTAATAAAATTTACAACAATTTAGAAAACAGATTAAGTAGCGACAATAATGAGTGGCGGACAAAAAATAGAACAGAAACACCTTGGATGGTAGCAGAAAATTTTGAGGATATTTTCACTCACGAAATAGGTCATTATCTGGATGCAAAAGCAGGATGGTCTTATGCTAAGGCGATAAAAGCCCTTCCGCTTGAAGAGAAACGGAACATATTAAAAATAAGTGCTTATGGGAACACCGATATAAATGCGAGCAGAGAACCTGGAGTTTATTGTCGCGAGACATTTGCTGAAGCATTCACTTCTTACTTTAGGAACAAAAAGGAACTCAAATATGTGCCGGACAGTATAAAAAAATTAATAAAAGGGACGCTAAAATGACATCAAGACCACCAATTTGCATGGATTGCATCCATTACAACAGAACAAACACAGAAGGTCTTATTTGTTCCGCCTTCCCTGATGGCATACCGGGTGAGATAATCTTTGAAGAAAACAAACACAGCGACCCTCTGCCTGAGCAGGATAACGAAATAGTATTTGAGCAGGTTGAGGAATGAAAAAGACAACACAAATTTAAGGATAAATCATGGAGACAATGTTCAAACAAAGTATAATTGAGAAGCTCGAAGGCACCCCTGATGGTGTCATGACTTTTATATTATACGATGACTCCGTTTACGACAGGGACTTCGAAAAGGTACTGGTTGCCGGCATCGACACGGCAAACTTTATGAAGAACCCGGTCATGCTCTTGCAGCACAATGCACATCGAACACCCATAGGACGCTGGGAGAACCTCAGAGTAGAGGGCACCAAACTGCTCGCCGATGCCGTGTTTGACGAAACCACTCTTGACGATGAAGAACTTGTAGCCATCGACAAGGTAAAAAAAGGATTCCTGAAGGCAGTCAGTATCGGATTTATGCCGACAGCAGCGCCGATTAAATACTATCCCGAACCGGGCACACCCGAAGCTGAGGCATTGGCAGTGTTGCGCTATCGGGACTGCTATCACATCTATGAAAAATGTGAACTGTACGAAGCCAGCATCGTAACCCTGCCGAGCAATCCGAATGCCGTCAGGATTAAAAGCATAGACAAAGCGGGCGCAACCATCTCGGCAGCCAACAAGGAAATCCTTATGGAATGCCTGAAACTCTGCGGCGATCACCAAAAGGCACACGGCGAGACACTCAAGGCAGCCGGCAGAGCACACGGCGAAACAATGAAAACAATTGCGGGCAAGCTCAGCAAATTAATCGGTATGCCGGAAGAACCGGAGGGCGAAGAACCCGAAGACGAACCTGAAGAAGGACCCGAAGGATTCGCAGCAGTCAAGGCAATTAACGCAAAGCTCGACAAGATTATAGATGCACTCACAAAAGACAATGTGGGTGAACCTGACGACTCACTCCCGGCTGAAACGCAGGAAGACGAACCGGAACCCGATGAGCCGGAAGGTGTTGAATTTGTCGAACTATCACTCGAAGAATTAAAATCATTTTTATTATCAAAACAAGAAAGGGACGATTATGACTCCAGATGAAGCAACCGTAGTCAGAGAAGTCGTTGAGCAGGAACTCGAAGGGTTCAAAGCCAGCGTCACCGAGACCATCAGGAAAGAGATCGCAGCAACGGCAGTCCCTGCCGCAATACAAAGCCCTCACATCGAAATGGGCTCGCCTAAGAATCAGTTAGGCACCATTATGAAAGCTATCGGCATGGCGAGCTTGAACATGAACCGCAAGTTTGTGGACAAGCTCGACACAGTCGAAGACGCATTCAATCTGATGGGCAAAGACATCAACATGTACGTGCCTCAAGTGTTACGCAAAGACCTCAGCGCATCCGTGCTGGCATCAGGCGGCGCACTCGTAATGCCCATGTTCTCGCAGGAAATCATTCCGGCACTAACAGCAAACACCGTAATGCGCAAAGCCGGCTGCCCTGTCATTGATATGCCAAACGGCAATCTTACAGTTAGCGGCTTCGACACCATCGGGGATGCCTACTGGCATGGCGAAACCAAAGCAAAAACAAAATCCGATCCGACAACCAGTCAGCTCAGAATGACAGCCAAAAAGCTCGGCAAAGAACTTGCAATCAGCAATGACCTGATTAAGTACGGCATGGCAAACACCGAAGCACAAATCCAAAACAGCATCGTACTATCCGTAGCGATAGCCGAAGACGCTGCATATCTGGAAGGCACAGGCACATCCTATGCTCCGAAAGGCATCAAATCATGGATGACCAGCACTCAGGCAGTTGCAACAACAGGTACAACCCTGGCACAGATCAAAGCTGACCTCATCGCATGTAAAAACAGACTTGACAAAGCGAACGTAATCGAAATGAACCGCGTTTGGATCATGCACCCCTCGGTCAAGAATTTCATTCTTGGTCAGGAAACAACCACCGGACTCGGCACCATTTGGGCAAACGAACTTCTGACAACAGGCAAACTGTTCGGCTACCCTGTCTACACCACAACTCAGTTAAGCGGAACCGCAGCAGCTGCACCCGTTTACCTGGTTGATTTGGAATACTGTCTCATCGGACAGGGTAGACCGCTCGAACTCAGATTCACACCATATGGCACCTATCTTGACAGCAGCGGAAACACACAATCGGGCTCATCCACAGATATGTCAGTCTTCACGGCATTGATCGAAGTAGACTTCATTCTGAAAAAAGGACTTGCAGCAGCATCAATCACCGGCACCTCATGGGTTTATTAAGAAAGGAAAAAAAATTATGATACCTACAATTAAAGAAATCGGCAGCTACCTCAAGGGCGCATATCACGGCTCGGTAGCATCATTTACAGCCGGAACAACCTATGACGATGTGCTGGTAACAACCACAACTGGCATCGACAGACTTGGTTTTGATTCGGCAGCCCTGCTCGTCTCGTACTCAGCAGCCCTGGTAACAGACAAGGCGCTGACCATCGCAGTGAACATCACATCATGCGACACCGTTGACGGTTCTTATGACACCGGAGTTGCCGTTCAGGCAGCCACCGCAGCCGTCACGGGAGTTGCAGACGCAACAGTAACCGGAGTGTATAAGGTCAACATTGACCTGTCCGCTTACAAGAGATACGTCAAATTTGGCATCAAGCCGAATCTGACTAATACCGGCACCGACACCGCAGCTATTACAACCGTAGTAGTCCTTGGCGGCGCAGACAAAGTACCAACAACTTAATCAACTAACGGGGGGAGCCGCACCGCTCCCCCACATTTTGCAACCCAAAGAAGTGAGTTATATGCTGATAGCCGATGTAATCCAGATGTGGATACTAATTGTCGCCATATTCGTGGGCGCAGCAACAATTATCGTAGGGCTTTATTCCATCTGGGCGGCTAAGCGCAAATTTGCTGTGCAGGAAGGCAGCCGTGATGAAAAGATTAATACCATAATTGACACGCTCGGCGAAATGAAAAAAGACCTCAAGAACCACAGGCACGTAATCTATGAATCCCGATTCGATGAATATGACGGGCGGTGCCGGTTACGTGAGCAGCATATTGACAACATCGTACAAACATTAGGGTTACGGGTGGAAACACACCTCGAAGAAATAAAGGGACTGAAGGAAGACGTGGCACCGATAGCAAAAATAGGCGCCAATGTAGAACTGATGACAGCCCTGCTGACAGAACGTCTCGGAGACTTGCAGAAGCGCATGGACAAAGTGGAAAAAAAAGTATTTAATTAACTAAACGGAAATATTAATATGTGGGAAAAAATAAAAACATTCATACCGAAGCTGATAATTGCAATTATTGCAGTTGCCGTATTCTTACTGGTAGGAATGAACGCGGAAGCATACAGCTCCTATGGGAATGCTGTGTTATTGGTGGCGATAGCCGGATTTTTGTTTTACGCTTTTGATAAATGGGTGCTGCATGGATTTAATACTTTCGAAGAAATACAGAAGGGCAATATATCTGCTGCTGTTCTTGTTCTGGCTTATGCCATTGTTGTCGGCTGTTCAATCATTGCCGCCTTCAAATAACACAAAACACATAGACTCAGCCCGGAAGTACACATACGTAAGGGAAAAGAAGCCGAACCGTTCGCCCGAAATTGACAAATGGAACCGCAACGTAGGTAATCCATTAGGAGCAAGTTACTGCGGCGCTTTCGGTTATTCAATGATGAAGGGCTGCAAACATCCGGCAGTAAGGTCGGGACTGGCTCGAAATTATTACACAAAATCAACTTATAGGTTTACTGCTGAGGATGTTCTCCGAGGCAAAGCACACGTAAAAAAAGGCGATATAATAATCTGGCGGCGCGGTTCAACGGTTTACGGGCACTTCGCATTCGCATTAAAAGACTGGAAAGGCACAAGCGGCTGGACAATCGAAGGCAACACATCAAGCGGACGAGGCAGTCAGTATGACGGAGACGGAGTTTTTATCCGCTGGCGCACAATTCAGCCGTATAACTTCTTCAGAATTATGGGATTTGTGAGGGTACTGTATTGAGCGCAATCGGAGGCAGAAAACACGGCATGGACGACAGCCCTGAGGAACCCGTGACAATAGCAGCAGACAAGCCGTATACAATGCTATGTAACAACTGCATATTCTGGGAAGTAAGCGATTTCGGAAACATAGGCATCTGCGGCTTTGTAGCGGTTCAAAACAAGTGGGCATATCTGGTACATCCGGGCGGACGCTGCCTGATGACAACATTCGACTTCTATTGCAAAGGACATGAATTCAAAGATTAAATGAATAACGAACAGAAAAAAATATTGTACAAATTCATACTGGCAGCCGCAATGCTGCTTATCGGGCTTTTTATTGGACGTGAAACAAAAATCTGTAAGACCGGCAGCACAATAATCAATACCCGTGTGGACACAATTGTTGCGGTTGTTCCGGCTGTGAGCATAACAGATACACTGTATAAATATCGCACTCAATATTTACCGGGAGACGTTGACAGCACTCTTGTAAATCTCCTCTTTGAAGAACGGGAAGAACTTACAAGGCGGCTGGACAGCATGAAAGTGCGCTCGGTAGTTGAAATTGATACCTTATACGGACCGTACCAAGACACGCTACGGCTAACAATTGATGACTTCAGGGACACATTCGCATTGTATCTTGGCATCAGTCCGCGTCCGATACACTATGAAGTTAAGACAGTTTATATGCCGGCACCTAAACGGGAGTGGTGGAACAATCCATACGCAGGCGCCGGAGCCGGTATTGTTGCAGGATTTATTTTGGGAGCACTTAAATGACAAACAATGAAGTAAAAATTTACAACCCGAAGCCCATCCAGCAGGGACAAGACCAGCGCTTAATATTCACATTCAGCTATGCTATAACGGGCTACTCGTTCACCGGGTACCTGATAAATAAAGACACCAGAATCAGAGCGGCAACTTATACAATTGTAGTTGACACCGGAACGAAGACAATAACAATGACGCTGACAGACACAACAACGAGCGGGCTGGACGTAGGCACTTACGACTGGGAGCTCTGGCAGACGGACGCATCGGATTTCGACAGCTGGCTGCTGAAAGGCGAGCAGATAATCAAGAAGACATCAACGGCGGCGGCATAAATGGCTGATACCATCACAGTCACCGAGACCAAGCTGACAATTACGGATAACAGCACATCCGTAACAATCACAGCTGAGGAGTCAAGCCCTCAGATTATTACAATCGGCGAGGTGGTGATGACCGGCAGCCCGGCGCCATTTC